TAAGCCGATATTATTTGATTCGTTTACCGAGTATTTATGCATTGTCATCTTGTTTCTCCTTGCTTATGCCTTACCGAGCGTGACTGTCTCATGGGCATATTGGTTAAAAATCGTAGCCTTGTATAAAATAAGCAGTTCCATCTTTATTTATATCTGACTCACGTTTAGCTTTATTTAATTCTTGCTGCCATAAATTTCTAAAATAGATAGCACTATTTATCATTTCTGGCTTTTTTTCGTAGCCCCTTGCTATTGCAAAGTGGGTTAATGTTTCATGAAATTCTTCTGGTATTGCAGGGCTTTCAGTCATACCTATACCTGAACCAGTATCTGTTTTAATAAAATCTTCGTCTCTTTTTATATAATGATAACGTACTGTATGTACTGCTGATGGTGATGTATAATCTGTATCAGTATCATTAGATCCTTTTGCAAGTCCTATAAGACCATCTTTTATCCACCATTTATGACTTTGTGCTGCTGTTTTAACTGACATCTGATTTCTCTGGTAATCCTACTAATCTATCTATTCTATAATCATCAACATCAACTCTAGTTATTTTTATAACTCCAGCATCAATTTGATAATATCGTTGATCTGCTGCAGTAGAGAATGTTGTAGAACCTGATAGTATTTCTGTTTCTCTGCAAAATTCTTTTAATGCTTTATTTAAATACATTCTAGCTTCTGTCTCTCCCATATCTGGGTGATGAGTTTGAATTAATTCTATCATTTGTTTCTGGGTCATGCTTGTACCCCTCTAAGTATTTGTGCTTTTTCATTATACATCAATGTTAGTTTATCATACTGAGCCATAAACCAATTATACTTAGTAGTTGCTCTTTGTAAAGCACTAGCAAATACTGTGTTCTTTGCAGCTAATTCTTCTTGATGCGTTTGTATATATGTACCAATTTTTTGTAATTGAGCTGATGCCAACTCAATATCTTCATCATCTTCTATATAATCAGCAACTAAATCAAACCATCTACTAAAATCGTATTTATCAGTAGCTTCACCAGCAGTAGCAGCCTCAATTGTAGCAGTTAATTCTTCAGTTGCACCAGCTACTGTTGGTTTGGTTATTCCAGCAGGTAACTGAGCAAACTCTTCATACATAGACCTAACTAAATATTTTCTAGCAGCACCTATAACAATAAAATCTTCACACTCTATTGGAAGATCAGTAGTAGACTTCATATTATACTTAACTACTGGATAGGTTAATCCTATTATTTCACCTTGTTCATATCCTTTTACATAAGGTCTAATATGAATATTTCCACTTTTAATAAAATAAGCTGGAGAATTTGCAGTTATATAATGAATAGAATTTAAATCAAGAGATTGTTTATTTAGTCCACTAGATATTAATCTCGCACTTAGCCCATCTCTATTAACTTCAAGTAATTTAAATTTTCTAGTATTAAATGTCTTTTCAAGTGCTACATGTATAGTCCACCCACCAGTAATACCTGATGCAGTTGTTCCATTAACACCTCTTTCGATTTTTACACTTGTTCCATCTATATTAGTAACTCTCACTCTTTCTGATTGCAAAGCACTACCAGCTTTAAAAGCAAGGATAGACCCTACTTTCATATGAGCTGGACTACCACTATTTAATACAAAGTCAACAGCATCGGCATCAATAGTAGCATTAACAGCTTTTGTAGTACTATTTAATTGCTCTGCATCAGTTAATCTATGGGTAGAAGATGCTGATATAAGCATTTCTGGACTCATAATGTTTATAGCATTAGCAGCTTCTTCAGTTAACCATTCAGTAAATGCATTTTGGTCTATTGCATTATCAGTAATTGCTTCTCCTACTAATGATACTATTCTTGTTGCAAATGTTTGATACATAATTATTTAAAGCTTAGGTGGAGCCTTGATCCGCATTAGTTTCACGAACGCATTTCCACATTTCTCGACTCCACCATTTTTTTATAAAATCTTAATAGGCTTTCTTAGAGCCTCTAGAACGGGGTCTTTTTTTTTAGACTTTATCGTTCTTTTCTTTTTTACTATTTTCTTTTTTGCCATAATTCTCTCGTAAGAGTGAGGGGCATAAAACCCCTCACTCTTTTAGTTTGTATTAACTGATTGTTATTCCAGCTGCAACTTTTCCAAGTCCACCAACTATGTAATAGTTAGTACCATCAGAGACTATTTTTATCCAGTCTCCAGCAACCGATTGACCACCAACAAAAGTAATAATAGTATCACTACCATCACTTGTATCAGCTACGTCATCTGCTGCACCAGCACTTACAGAACCAATTATTGCTCCAGATGGAGTAACTACAGTATAGTTAGCTCCTGATGGAGCTCCCTTTACTACAAAGGTTCCTTCCCAACCCTTATTACTAGGGGCTGGAAG